GTAGTAGGCACTGCGGGTCGGGTACCGGGTGCCACATTGATAATATTACACTTAAGTTTCCTTTCCTACATCCTGCAACAGGACAAAGAGCGTTGCAGCGTTTAATTCGTGAATCACAAGGTTTGCCATTTGCAAAGAAGTATACGGCAGGGAAACAAATGGCGGAAAATTGGAACTTGAAAATGTCGAATGAAGAGTGCAATCACCATGAGCATTGTGGTTGCACTTTCCAACTGACTGGTATTGGAAAACGTACAGCAGGAATAACTTGGACTTCTCAGAAAGGTCCTCTGTCTCAGCAGTGGTTGGAAGGTGCGTCGTTTATTAATGTGGTTAATTCTGGGTCGATTCCTCAGGATATGATGGATACTGAAGAATCTTTTTTTAAAGGATCATTAAAAAAAACTGATTCGATTCGCCTGGTCGACCCCCCAACTGATGCTCATTTCAGTTGGCCACAATCTGCAGTGCTTTTTCCAGTAGATCCAAGAGTATTAAATGCTTTGAAAAGAGCAGATCTTCGCTATTTTAGAACTAAATTCCCATGGTTGAATCTTTCTTGGGAGGAGCTTACTGAAAAAGTTTGGCACCCTCGGCAGGGCCAGATTTCTCCTTTGTATGACCTCCTTTTACGAAAACAATCGATGTATCATTGGGCATGTGGTCAGACGAATGGTCGTCCCCATGTAGTGGCTGCTATGGCTAACTTGTATCCTAGAAAGTTGGCTAGAGCAGTTTTACAAATGGCGAGAACACCTGTTAAAGAACAAGCTCGTGAACCTCTTCAATTTCTTACAGAAGCGATGGATCATATGTATCGAATGATGAAGGTAGATATGTGTAAAAAAACAAAAATAGATTTTACATTTAAAGCGCTAAGAGGAATGTACCTTGGATCCGCTTCGGGTAATAATGAAGGAAAGACGTACAAAATACCCTCATCCGATGATAACCCATTTTCAATCAAGGTATCTCCAGTAGGTAAGAAAATAGACTTACTAGAGCAAGATATTAGAGATGTTCTTGAATTTCTAAGATCTGGTAAAGAGCCTAGAGTTGATTGGGTACTTTCTCCTAAAAATGAAAATTTTTTTGATTGGGTTAAACAGACTAGTGATGAAGATTATGAGAAGTGGTGTCAAAAACTTCGAATTTTCGTAATACCTAACTCTATCTACATTTATTTGGAAAGATTGGTTTCGTATCATCGTCATCGCATAGAACGTGGAGAATGTATTCGAATTGGGCAATCTTGGTCTCATGGCGGAGCGGATTCTTTAGCTCAATGTTTGGGTGTTACCGAAGCGGATGCCTTTGTGAAGCAATTTACGGAGGGGGATGCGAAAAATTTTGATCAATCTGTCCTAGATTTCTTTGTGGATTTGTACTGGAGTACAATGCTTGTGCATCATGAGGAAAATGATGAAGATTATAAAGTGTTTGAACAAATAACGAAATTTTGTTTGAAGAACATGATCATGCGAATTACTCGATTGTTTGGTAATATTTGGGGAGTAGTAGATGGAGGAGTTCCTTCAGGAGCCTTTAATACCTCCCATATGGATTCGTGGATTATGCTTCTTTATTTCAATTTATTTGGTGTCTATCAAATTCATTCTGCTCCTTTAGAGGATAGGGAAAGGTTAGAGGAAGAGTTTATAGATATTGTCAGAATAATAGTATATGGTGATGACCATGTATATAAAAAAGGTACAGGACTAGGTTCTACCTATTTTTCTGGCGTAGCTTTTGCTGCATTTATGAAAAAGTTCTTTGGAGTAGAAATACGAGACATCAAAGATGATCTACCTTTTTGTTCAAAAGTCTTTCAAGGCTGGGTTATAGAGTGGGGTATTTCCATTCTTAAGCACCAGATAATCTTAAATCCTTACAGACACTTAACTGGACAGTGTGTCTTTCTTCCTTTTCGAGAGAGTCGTGAATTTCTAATTCGAGCTATATGGGGTCGAGAAACCCGTATTAGAGATCACATTGATGTTCTTATGTCAATTGTGGGTCATGCTTATGGGACCTACGCCTCGAATCGTGATGCTTACGAGCGCTTGCATCTGTTGTACTGTGAATTGATCTCAGAGATTGAGGATTTAGATCAGATGCGAGTAACCATGGAACAACGTTTTACAGTAGATGACTTAAAAAAATTGCGTCAAAATGGGTTAACAAAAGAGTCAATAATTTCTGGATTTCCGTTATGGGAAACCTTGGTTCAAAAAAATACTTGGGATCCAATATATCAAAATATTTCCTCTCTTCCTTTGGATCTTGATGATTTTTCAGTGTGGGATTAGTCTATATCTTATGAAACCTATATCTGGTTGGTTTTAAAATGTCAGGTAATATCACAGTAATTTAGAGGGTTAAGCTCTAACACAGTGCCTCTAAAAGAAATAAACACTTTAGCACAACTGCCTCATTA